TTACTATCGGCTGAATGTCGCGCAAGTGACAGTGGTTTACTGCGGGGAATAAATGATGCTCGATTTGATAATTCAGACCAATCGACGTATAATAGTGCGGCCAATGACTACCAAAATTGTTTGCCGTTGTCACCTGATGAATATACCAATTTTTATTCTGACCATTTATACTGTCCTTATGAAAGTGGTTTAGTGCAGCATTTATACAAAATATACTTGAAAAAATATAGTATGGAATTATTACATGTTTAATTGCATAAAATGGTGTCCATATTTGAAAAGGTAGTATAAAAAATAAATACATATATAAAATAATATCACACAACAGTAGTATACTGTATTTCAATTCTATAGGTATTTTATACGTACATCCGTTATATTTTTGAGTAACAATAAGGATTAGCGAGTTCTTTATGTTTAATCCCAATAGAAGTAAATTTGAAATAACTACAAATTTATTTTCTTGTCCTTCATGTTTTTTATTCCAACCTTCATTTTTAGTTAATCTTATTTCTCCACCAGAATTATGTAAATCTGGGTCTTTATTATGTATATTCGTATATGGATGATGTCCTATTATGTGTTCATGCAACCAGTCATATGGGTTTGATAATACTCTATACATATACTGCATTCCCAAATTTACGCGCCAGTCACTCGACACTGCAAAATGGCTTCCGTCGTGAAACATCGCCCCCGACAACCAGTATAGCGCCGGACATAGAAGCACGTTTAACCAACTCCAAAATATGCTTTGTGAATATAGCATCGCATAAAATGACCATGCGGCGGCACCCATAAAGCATCCCCACTCGCACCACTTTTGCGGTGTTGCTTTGGTGGCTTCGCTTAATGTTACACCTCGCTCCTTTGCTTTTTCGGCGAAATGTTTCTTAACTTTATCGCGCACCTCTACCGTGAAATCGCTTTTCAATGTCTCTTCCCAGTCAAAAATGGCGCCATTTTCTTTTTCGCCAGGGAGCAGGTAATTTTCGCATTTCTCACATTCCTCTTTCATCTCATACTTTTTAAGGATGTCATTCATCATGGCGCGGTCGCTAAATGGATGATGCGACTCAAATAAAGCGGTAGCATCGCGGCGATTGGCGGCCATTATTGCAATCGGTCCACCAGGATGAGCAAAATTTGTTATATCATAATACTTGTTATGAATCTTTACAATTTTTCTTAACGACTCTTTCATTTTAATTATTTGTTGAAGATACGAGTGTCTTATACTATTAGGTTATATAGTATATTCGTTAAACTATATTTAATATTTATTCGTAAATAATAAATATAGTTCGTGGACTTTATAATGGGGATAGTATTAACTTCTTTTAATAACCTTTATAAACTTTTTCTGTATATTTTCCGGTTTATTTTTACTACGTTCATTTGGCCCGTGCCCATGTCCGTGCTTGAAATTACGAATACTGTTTAAAATCTGCATCTCTTTGTTAAATAAATGCGTTCGATTCTCTTTAATCTCATGAATATATTGTCTGTTCTTTCTTGTTTTATTACCACCGCCTCCGAATGTTATCATGTCTGGATATTCGTTATTCGTCTGCCGTATTTGTGTTGTTCTATTGTTACTGGAGGGTAGTGGTAGATTTAATTTTGGGACTTCTACACTATTATTGGCTGAGTCTTTTGGTTTTATGGTAAATTTTAGTTTTTTCTGTACCGACCCATCATCATCATCCCAGCCATCACCTTCTGTATTTTTTGGTGAGCTGGGGGGCGGCGGTGGTGGTCGTGTTGGTCGTGTTAGTCGAGGTAGTTCGACTGGATTACTTTCATACGAGTTTGTTGGATCCAATGGATCTACTGTTGACTGTTGTGATTGAATGGAATCTGATGAGGATGTTCTAGGTGGTGGTAATGGTGGTGGTGCTCTAGATGGTGGTACTGATGGTACTATTGCTTGTGCTTGTGCTTCTGGTTGTGGTCCTGTCATATCTTGCATCTCTATTCCTTTATCACTACTTAATAACCTTGTATTTTCTTCTGTACTACCTTTATTCCTAGTTATTCGATTCATTACTGCATTCTTTGCAGATATTGCTGCATTCCTTGTAGATTTTACTGCACTCTTTGCAGTTTTTCGTAAACTATTAACAACTCTTTTACTCCATGGTTTTTGTTGTTCACTATCATTATTACTATTATCAAGAAGTGGTTGAGTTTGACCAGTAGTATCTTTTGAAAATTTTTGTTTCAAATTTGTAAACCCCCTTTTTACTGTTTTACCCGCATTGCTAAACCCGGTTTTTACTGCTTCACCCGCATTGCTAAACCCGGTTTTTACTGCTTCCTTTGCACTTTTATACTTTTCTGTAACTCCTCGTTTAAATCTAGGAATTAATCCATTTTGAACTCTCTTAATTCCTAGTTTTTTGTTTAATTCGTCTTGTTCATGTTGTTCTCTTATGTGTTTTTGTTCAGGTGTTTCTGCCTGTGTTCCTGCTGGTGTTCCTGCTGGTGTTCCTGCTGGTGTTCCTGCTGGTGTTCCTGCTGGTGTTCCTGCTGGTGTTCCTTCTTTTGTTACTTCTGCTGGTGTTCCTTCTTTTGTTCCTTCTTTTGTTTCTCCTGCTGGTGTTTCTCCTGCTGGTGTTCCTTCTTTTTTTATCGTAGACATACTTGAAAAAAAGCCTGGGTTTTTGTTTGTATCTCCCTTTAATTTTTTATTTCGATTAAACATACTTGAAAAAAGGCTATCACTTTTAGGTGATGATATCATTGGCGTAGATGTTCCAAATACCGACTGTAAAGCGTCTAAATTTCCACTTTGTACAGCATGAACTAACGTAGAAGCTTGGACAGTTAAATGTTTAATATTTTCATTATTTAACTTTACGTGACCCAGTAAGCCATTTATAGCTTGAATATTTTCATCGCTTATTTTACCATCTTTTTCTGCTATTTCCTTATAAATTCCTTCAATCTCTTCTTTTAATAACCTGTTATATTCTCTTATAATTTGAACTTGATACTCACTATCTTTAATAATCTCACCTAAGTCCCCTATGAATTCAGTTAATACTTCTTCATTGGCTAAGTTTTGCTGTGACTCGCTACCAATATTTGATAATTTTCCTAGTATAGCATTAGGAATTGACCTAGCAAGAAGACTTATTCTACGGTCAGGTCTTTCTAGTGACTCATTACGTTTCAAAGCATTTTGAGTTAAAAGTGCAACTTCTTCTTCAGGAGACCGCTTATTAAGTTCTTCCGGTTTTAAATTTTCCTCCTGAGAATCTGCCTTATTAGTATTAGTACCAGGAACAACACTATGTGTAGCCGGTGATGGTGTTGTCGGCTCCACAAAACCAAATCCCATGGGTGGTAGATGGGTTTTAAAATTTCCAACTGGTGATGTATTCAGCGGCCCCCCAAAACTAAATCCCATGGATGGTGGTGCTTGAGGTACTGTTACTGCTTGTTGTGTTGCTTGAGTTACTGCTTGTTGTGGTGCTTGAGTTACTGCTTCATTCATTACCTTAGCTTTATCATCTTCTTTTAGTTTTAAATCAGCTGCATCTCTTTCAGCTTGCGCTTGTTCTCTGAGTTTTCTATTCTTTTTTATTATATCAGCATCCCTTTGTTCTTTCATTAGCTTAGTATTACCCGGTAATACTCTATTTGTTTCTAATAGTGCTTCTCCAGTTCCTACAGGAAAAGTTTCATTTCTTATACCCACAGCTGTACTACCTTCGTTCTCCTCTCCACCTCTTTGCACCCTTCTTGTTTTATGTTTACCATTTTTACCATTTTTACCACGTCTATTTTTTCTAAAATATTTATACTTTTTTGTTTTACTCATTTGCTTTTATTACTGTTATTATTATTATTACTTATATTATAATAATAATAAAAAATATTGTAGTTTGCTTTTCAGCTGTTCATATTCATTTTTTTAAAACTAGCAAAGTCTATATCTTTATCCAAGCACGATTCCACCTTTGCCTCGCTATATTCTTCGATTTTACCCCTATACGAATAACGATTTGCATTTTCCTTAAGAATATATATTTTGTCTTTCTGTTTGTTATGTACCTCCCCCTTACGATTATACGTCTTTAAATTCGCAAATATCTGTTTCTTCTTATTCTCTTTCACCTCTTCCGCTTTTCCATCCTTTGCGTCCTTCGCCGCCTTCTCCTCCTTCTCTTTTATCTCCTTATACTTATTCAGCCCCTTCTCATATTCTTTCCTAATATCGATATACAACTTCTTACAATTATACTCTATCACATATCTTCTCGCAACAGTCTCTAAATATTTATATGGAATCTCTTTCGTATTTGAATGATATACAAATGACCCCATCTTCGAACTATAATACATCAACACATCACCCCTCGGTGTAGTTTCCGTTACCGTATTTAAACTCAAATTATTCACAAAGTCCTCCGTCAACTCTTCTTCGCCCTCTTCGCCCTCTTCGCCCCCATTATCATCAAACTCGTCAAACCATTTCACTTCATAAGGAATGTCTGCTTCCACTTCCACCTCCACCTCGCTTTCTTCATCCACCTCATTTGTTTCAAAATAGTCATCAACAATATTGTTCAACATAAGTATGAAATAAATAAAAAACGATGATACCCCTACATACCCAAACAAATAAACATAGTAAGTATAAATATCACTCCACTCTAGGTCATTGTGTACGTTTACATTATAAAAATTAACTGGAATTTTATCACCTGTAAATGTATAATTCATTTGTATATAAAAAAACGGTACTATGTAGCAGTGTATGTCTGTTTTTATATACTAAGTATTCTCTATATTCTTTTTGTAATTTATTAAGACTATGGCTATGACGATGCTTATGGTTAATCCACCTTATCTTTCACCTGTTTCCTACGTTGCTCAAACAACCTTTGAATATCATCCGGCATCTCCATCACCTTGATCCTCTGGTACGACTTGTTCGCATTTTCAGGATGTAAGCAAACCAAATACATGTCGCGAATCGTCACACCATACTTGCTTTCTAATATAGCCTTGTATGTATTCAGCTGTAGGCAGTAATGCCAGTAGTTGGTATCTGGTATGTGTTCAATTGCTCGATTTTTCGAACACTTTCTGTCTGTTTTTTTGATTTCGCGACACCTTTTCCAGTCATATATACTCAACGTTCCATCATCTTTGTTTCTGAACACCATATCAATCGAGCCAGAAATCCGCAACTCTTCATGAAATACCGTCCATTCCGTTCTATATGGCTCTAAATTCGGATAGTCCTCCACAAACTGTTTGAAATACTGATACTCTACACTTTGGTTATCTCGTGGACACAGGTTATAGTAACACTCAATATCATAGTGCATCGCCGTTCCAGCGGCAGCTGCTTCGTCGCGATTCTTATCCCACTCCGCCTTAATTTCGTCAGCTGTTTTCCCATAATATTTGCTTTCAGCCCATTTTTTGGAGCGCATCATTGACCGAATTATGGCGTCAGAGTCGAACTCCTCAAAGTGTCCATGATTCCACGTCGTCACCGAGGTGTATTTCACGCTTGGGTCGCCATCAATCGTATATCTATGCGGAATCGGATCAAACGTAATACGCTTGTCACGTGGATGCGCGTTTAGATGCGCAAGATAGTCAATGTCGGGTACGGGTACGGGTACCGTAAGAGGCACTGAGGTTGATTCTTGGTATGTACTTGATGTCGAATCCATTATAATGATTTATTGTCTTGATATATAAATATGAGTTTTATTTATATATCAATTTTGTGTTCGTATTATATTCAATATTTAACGAATACGCATAATATATATTAAAACAAAATATGGTGGTAAATAGTCGCCGTTATTACCCGTATTTTGTGACTGTGCCTGTATATTTGTAACTGCTCCATTCGTTTGTGTTATTCCAGTAGTTGATGTCTGGAGTGATAAAGGTGATTGGGTCAGTGTATAAGCATCGTACCTGCCATTAGAACCGGGGTATCCCTCAACATTAATTGTACCACTAGGGTTCCGACTACCACCTCCATATATAATCTCATGTTTATGTCCAGGGTCATTTTTAGTATGAGTGTGGCCAATATTAGGAACACTATGCCAGTGAACATTATTAGTAATATTTATACCATGGTCATGTGAAGGAAGCATATTAGTAGTAATATTCGTAGAACCACCCGTGGTATTAATAGTAGTTGTTGAACCAGACAGTACAAACCTATTTCTTAAATCAGGAGTTCCACTAGCCCCATTACATATAGCCCAGTTTTGTGGTATCGTTGTAGTATTCCACATAACTATTCCACCTATAGGAATTTCACCTCGAGGTCCTGTATAACCCGTATAACCCGTATAACCAGTATACCCTGTGTATCCTGTATATCCTGTATATCCCGTTGGTCCCGTTCGCCCCGTATAACCCGTATAACCAGTATAACCAGTATAGCCTGTATATCCTGTATATCCTGTATATCCAACATACCCTGCATATTGAATATTTTCTATACGCCCCAACTCACTAACAATATAAGGAACTCTCGCATAGTTTCCTACCTCTGTTTTTTCATAACCACCTACATTTTTCCACGATGGTCCTAAAAATGATGATGACGACATTAATATTATATTTCGCTATTATATTATATAAAATATATACTTTATTTTGTATACACTATACTTATAAACATCTTTAATAAATTATATTATTCTCATAATAAAAGATAAGACGTAATATGGAGGCATATATGCCTCACCATTACCCGTTAACGTAGAACTTGCGTTTATATTGCTAGTGTTGTTATTTGTAGTTGTTATTTCCGAAAATCCCGGATTTAAAGTTACATTTGTTATAGCTTCTTCTGTATATCCTACAAATGTTTGGCGATCGGTCCTGTTTCCATCTCCTTGAAAAGGTCCTGGACTTCCTCCACCCCCAAATCTATAAAAATGGTCGTGGTTACTTGAAATGGGATGACTATGACCTGGGTCATTTATACTATGAATATGAGGAGATTCAAATTTGTTTAGATATCCTGTACTAGTATTATTATGTGCATGTGATGGAAGATTACTAACCGAAATAAATGAAGAACCACCCGTTACATTAACATTACTTGTTCCACCAATTATAAACCTATTTCTTAAGTCTGGGGTTGTTATGCCGTTATATGTTCCTCCATCACATAAAGCCCAACCTTGTGGTGCGGTTGCCCCTTCCCACATAATTATTCCACCTATGGGAATACCTGCAGGTCCCGTAGGACCAGTATAACCTGTATACCCTGTATAGCTCGTATATCCCGTAAATCCCGTATATCCCGTAAATCCCGTATATCCCGTATATCCCGTGTATCCTGTATATCCCGTATATCCCGTATATCCTGTATACCCTTTTGGTCCAGTTACTCCAGTTGGTCCCGTAGTACCATAAATATTACTTATATACCCATTTTCGCCTACAAGGTAAGGAAATCTCGCATAGTTTGAAACTTGTGTTTTATTATATCCTCCTGCATTTTTCCATGATGATGCTGACATTTAAATACTTTTATATATTATACAGTATTATATTCTATATGATATAACTAAATTTCGTACTTATTGGTATTTATATTTACCATATATTATTCTATTCTCATAATGTAAGCCAAAGCATAGTATGGAGGCATATATGGTTGACTACCACCCGTTGTGGTTGCTGTAAATGATATATTAGCAGTTGCAGAATTTGCTCCTGTTATTCCTGTTGAATAATTTTGTATAATTACATTTGAAAGTTGCGGTTCCACTGTTGCTGATCTATTTGGTCCAGTAAAACCTGCATAACCATTATCATTATTAGGCGGATTAAACCCCCCTCCACCAAACCAAAATTGATGTCTATGGGGGGGGTCATTAACAACATGATTATGTGTAACATCGGTAATACTATGACTATGACCTGAGTCAATAATAGTTATACCATGGTTGTGTGATGGAAGATTACTAACCGAAATAAATGAAGAACCACCTGCAGTACTAACAGGATAACTTGGTCCTGTACAAAGTATGAATTTATTTCTTAAATCTGGTGTTGGTATACTGTTATATGTTCCTCCGTCACATAAAGCCCAGTATGGTGGTGCAACTGAACCTGTCCACATAATTATTCCACGTATAGGAACACCGCCTGGCCCCGTGGGTCCTGTGTACCCCGTGTATCCTGTAAATCCAGTATATCCCGTTACTCCCGTATACCCCGTATAACCTGTATATCCTGTAAATCCCGTGTATCCTGTTGGTCCTGTATACCCCGTATATCCTGTATATCCTGTCGGACCTGTTGGTCCTGTTGGTCCTATAATACCGTCAACATTATCTATATACCCAAACTTACTTACAAGGTAAGGAAACCTACCATAGTTTAAAATTTTTGTTTTATCATATCCTCCAACGCTTTCCCATGATGACATTTTTAATACTTTTTATATACTATATAGTATTATAATCTATATAATATAACTAAATTTGAAAATTATTAATACTTTATACGTTAATAATTTTTTACTTATTATTTATTACTGTTATTTAGTTACGATTTCGCTTATTTGATTTTGATTTCGTTTTCATTTTAGTTTTTCTTACGACTTTCTTTTTCATTTTTATCTTTTTGCCTTCCACCCTACTACTTACTCTACTCATACTCATAGGAACTAAGTGTATTGGTTCCTCACTAGATTCCGGTACTATTTTTGCCTCATGTAAGGGAGATAATTTATTAAGCATTACTGGTTTATTAGAACAGCCTTTTTTATAAATGTATTCTACTTTCGGTTCCTGAATAGACCCTACCATCCTAATAATCGGGACACCAAAATTTTGCGCTATTACTTGCGGTTGATGAGGCGGTTCTGGTATATTGCGAAACTCTTGCAAAAGGCGTGTTTTCAAATCTTGTTTTGCGGCTGGATATGCTAATATATTCATGATTTGCGAGTTAGTAAGGTTAGCATGTTTTTTTACACCATTCACATCTGTATCAACATGCCAGTGTTCGCCATCACGCGATACCGCTTTCATCATTGATGAAGATGTTGTTATCGAACCGTTTACTTGGTCTGTCGTAGGGGAAACTGACGAAACAGAAGAAAACGGATAAGGTGTAGGCGTTCTGTAAAAACTGTCTTTCGGTCGTAATCTTTTGGTTTTTGGTTTGGTATTTGTTTTAGTTTTTGATTTATTTTTGTACTTTCGTTTAGCGCTACGTGTTTTTTTAGACATATTATATTATATAATATATTATAGAAATATATTATAGAATTTATATATAAAATGCAGAATTTTAATAAACAACAACCAAAGCTAAAAATAAATATACCTAAAACGCCCCAAACCATATTTATAAAAAATGGACATGAAACTAATGCACTAAAAATTAAACAGGAAGTAAAAAAAAACACCATAACCGCAAAACATATAGATGAATTATACTCGAAAACATTTTTAGACGACTACTTTGCGTTATAGATACTTACTGCAAGTATAATGTGTATCGAAAAGTATACATATTATACCGACTTGTTATAAATATTGTTGTTGGGCTTTTTTATTATCTTCTTTCTTATCTTGTTCCTTATAATTTTCATCTTCATCATAGTCTGTAATAAGGTCGGTTGATATTGTTGAACCACTTGAAGAGTCACTTATTTTTTCTTTTGTTGCCGAAGAATATTTTTCATTAAACTCATGCAACTGTTTAGCGAAATCTCTTGCAGTATTTTCGTGCTCAATAGTTTTACGAAAAGGTCTCATAATATCTCTAAGATTTTTTAGCCCCAAATCTTCATCAAAACTACCACCTCGTTCTTGATACAATGGAAATAAAGGTTCCTTATTTATTTTACTTATACCGAATAGTACTTTTCTAATTTTTACTCTTTCTGCATCTGTTTCTTTAATATACTGTTCTATCATATCTTTACTACATGTTGTTTCTTTTGCTGAATCTGATATTAATGCGCCTTGTGTACATAAAGAAAAAATGTTATATATTTGTAATGTTCTATATATAATCGAAGATATAAGTAGTTTCTTAAAATCGGGACTACTTTTAACGCTAATATTTTTAGTCATTAAGAGTTTAAAATTGCGACTATTTATTAAGTTCATTTGAGATACATTTAATACAATATTAAATTCACCAAGAAGTATTGAAAAATATAGTCCAAGTCTGGTAACTTCTTCGTTTAACTGGTTTGTAAATCTTTTAGAGTTAAACTTCATTGTTCTATAAAACTTTTTCATTTTATCCCATAGTGAAATTTTTATATCTATATCTTCCGGTTCTTTTTTACTATACTGGTCTACATTAGTGTTTTCCAGTAGTTGTTTTGCTTCTTCGGTTTCAACATCTTTTGCTTCTAATTGCAGTTTTTGTTCAGATGTAACTTTAGATTCTTCTATTTCTTTTTTTATTTTACCTATGTCTTCAATACTTAATAACTTATCAAATTTACTAAATATCCGCTCTAAACATTTATTTACGTCTTTTGTGTCAATAAAAAATTGGTACTGTTGGCTTATTTTAATAGCCACTCTAACCATAATATCTATTTTTTGCAATAATAAAATAAAGTCATTCATAACGTGAAGCATTGTATAGTAGTTGCTATATGCTGCTTTTATTTTAACATAAGCATATATTCCTACCGCAATTAACACGAGTGTTGCTCCGCTTGAGGCAACTGCAGCGAATGTTGTTGTTCCTATACCTAAACCAACAACCGCCGATACTACGATAGGATTAGAAACTAACCTATATGCTACCTCACCTAAAGTAACCGCTGTGGCTAACGCAACGGCATGTTTTGCTGAAACAACTGATTGGTTTACCAAATCACGACTATCAACATTGGAACTTTTTACTTTATCGGTTGTTGGAGGGTTAGTTTTACCCCCTTGACCTCCATGTTTCGTGCTATATTTGTTTTTGTATGACTTTTTCAACCATTTTAAAAATATTTTTTTGTTTTTTAGTTTTCTCGTTTTTTTCATTTTATATTTACTTTATAAAAAAATAATTAACTTATAATATTTACTATTATTTAATACAGTACTATGCTCAAATACATAATACTAAAAACCCCTTAACTTTATTGCGGAAAAAATACCCCACCCTAGTCCTCCCAAAAGCGATGATGTTTCTTTTTTTCAAATCTTGAGGTCGTTTTTTGAAAATGGACAAAAATAAATGTCCATTTTTGAAAACCGGGGGTAGACTTTTGAAAAAAACATTGAATTCATCACTCAGACCATAATGGTCTAAATCGCATTTTTAAGTTGAAAAAAACGTGACGATAAATTTTTCGAAAAACATATTTCGTAAAGGACTTAAGAATTATATCTGTCATATACATTAAGGAGAATACAACAAAAGTCCCAAAAAATCCCATCCCGCAAATGAGTACCTTTGAATGTAAAGAATGTGACTATAAAACGTGTAATAAAAAAGATTTTAATAAACACAATGAGACCAAGAAACATAAGAACAACAAATACAACCAACCGGCAACCATTCGCTCCCAAGAGCATAATATGGTCTGTGTATGTGGAAAATCTTATGGATATCGAGCATCTCTGTATAACCATAAAAAGCATTGTAAGATGATTATGCAGTCAGGTATGAACGAGAATACGATAGTTGGTGACAAGATAAATATAACTACGGAGATTTTTATGAAACTAATGAATGACAATCAGGAGATGATAAAGATAATAAAAGAACAGCAGCTTCAGCTTAATACCATAATACCTAAGATTGGTAATGTAACGACGAATAATAACATGACAACGAATATGACGAATAATAATTTTAATTTGAATTTCTTTTTGAATGAGAAGTGTAAGGATGCGTTAAATATATCGGAGTTTATAGAGTCGCTTAAAATAACTTTAGAGGATTTGCAGTATTCGCGCTCGAATGGTTTAGTTCAAGGAATAAGCAATGTTATGATACGCGGTTTAAAAGAACTCGATATATATAAGAGACCGATACATTGTACGGACGTGAAGCGTGATACCATGTATATAAAAGATAAGGAAAAGTGGGAGAAGGATGAGAGCCATGAGAAAATGAGAAATACGATAATAAAAATCGCAAATAAAGAAAGAAACGCTATTAACTCGTGGGTAGAACAGAATCCAAACTGGTTTGATACTGAAGAAAAACAAATGGAGTACTTGACCCTTATAAATAAAATATGTGAACCGATAGAAAATGACGTAAAAAATGAGAAGAAAATTATTAAAATAATTGGGAAGGAAATTATTTTAAATAAAGATAGTGAAAAGATGTTGAAATATTAAGTCTTAAGTATTAAGTATTAAGTATTAAGTATTAAAAATTAAAAAATCTTTTACTATTATATATAAATACTTGGATCGTATATAAATGTCAGCTTCCGAGTTAAAGAAAACTAAACCAAAATATCCGGAAAACATTGAAGGTACGCATTGTATGGGTAACCACTGGACTGTATGTTGTCCAAATAAACATTTACAGTATGAAAGGTATAAACCAACGAAGGAGGTTATACAGCTACACTATAAAGGTGGTATATATCGCGTATTCATATGTACTAGAAAATGTTCCAAGGATATAACCACCCTTGCTAAAAATAATCCCGAACAGTTTAAAAAAACTTTCATAAAAACAATTAAACCAAACGGAGACCTAGTATTGAAGCACCGCGATACAGGTGTTGTTGCTCAAGTAGCCCAAAAGATAGACACATATAATGATAAAAGTGCTTCAGGTAAAACGAAAAAACAAAAAGGTGGAAATTTTAAATTCTTTGCTCATACACGTAGACGCAAACACAAAAGGAGTTGTGGACATACTTCAAAACATAAAAAAAACTATAGGTAGGTTATTTTTTTTTGATTTTTATTTTATAGCTTCTATTTTCAAGTTAATAACATGTACTTCACAACATATTATTAACGCGGGCTTAAATGTTACAATTTTTCAGCTATTTATGAAGGTTGCCTTTTATTTTAATATTTTTTAGTACGTCTATGGTGATATTTTGATCGCCTTTTACACGTAGAGTCACGACCGCCATAAACTAAAGGAGTTATTGGTTTTGTTGACGAATGAGTAGATGGTAATGCACGAGGCGATTCTGCACGCGTTACAGGTGTAGGAGGTATAGGTTCATATGGGTAAGCGCTGCTTACTTTTGACATGAGTTTACGTAAGGCATTGGATGACTTTACTTTTAATGCGCGTTTTAAGTCGCCCGCCTTATCATATGCACTAGATGCTAATCTGGAAGCTAAAGATACTCCAGGTACATAACTTAAAGCATTCCCAACTACCCTAGAACATTTTGAAACACCGCGCGCTGCGGCCATAGAACACATCGAGATTCCTGCTCCAATATATCTTATTTTTATCCATGCCTTTTGTGCACGCGTTCGATATATTTCTCTGAATCTTTCATAGTTTCGTATATGTGGAAACTCGTTTTCCCTAGAATAATTATATATAGTATCATAAACGCGCCTATACGTCGCATTTAATACAATAGCTTTATCGGGTCTAATTAAGTTATACTCATCTAGGTCTATCGTTATGGGATAGTTTATTATATTTTCGGGGTTTGAAACGGTTATGTTTAATATAATATTGTAAATATGCGATATTTGCGCCTGTGTTGCACCATAGTTGGCGCAGTTATAAAAAGAGTCAACTAATGCAGACAAAAGTATAAGACGGTGTATCATCTTTATATTCATCTTTCGTTCTTCATACCCCATACTTATGTATGGCTTTGAAAAATATTCGTTAGTTCTGAAAAAGTCTATAGTGTTTGTTATTTCTAACCCAAACAAATTTTTAGCATTGGTAATTTTAGTATCTAAATTTTGTTCCGAAAAGTATCTATTAAGTTGTTCAGCATTTAATCCAAATAATAGATAAAATCGGTTAGTAAAATCTTTTTTACCGGCTTCATCATAGGGTAGATTATTTTTAATATATCTTTCTATGTTTTGCTTCATGTCATTTATAAAGCGATGAGTGTTCGTGGGATTATCTATACGATATACTCTTCCGAAGTCGATTTCTTTAATTTGTTGCAGTAATGATAATTTTGGATTGCATAACCAGTTGCCTGGGTGAGCATCGAGATGGAACATTTTGCCTCGATAAATTGATAAAATGTTTATAGAAGCTATTCCTTCGCATAATTTTCTATACGTATTTTTGTCGTAACCTGGCTGTGCTTTTAAAGAGAATCTATATATTGGGATATAACTTGATGGTACAGACTCCATTATAATAACTCCAATTCGCAAACCCATACCAGAATACCTATTTAAATATTCATTTACTTGGTTTAACTCGGGGTCACTTTGCAAAATAGACTGTATGTTTGGAACTGCTCTAAAAATATTAATAGGTGTTCTAGGGTTAGTAACTGGTGGAGGGTCTAGTATAATTAAACCGAATGCATCGGGGCAAAATGGGTTTCCACTGATTGACATCATAGAACTATATAAGTATCGTTGTGTACTGTATTCATTTACGAGTTCGTCGAAACTTATCCAATCTTTATCGGCGCCACTGAAACAATCGAGTGTTAATTTCTGTGTAGGTAAACCGATGATACATATTTTAATAATGATTTCGTGAATGGGAAGACCGTCTTCTTCGTTGTCTAGTTGTGACGAACGTAATGATTTATGTTGTTGAGATAAGAATTTTTTTTTTGTGTCAAGTGTGTCACTTCTGAATAGAATATTGGATGGTGAAGGATCTAAATGTAGTCGAATAACGAATGAATTAAGAGAGCTGGTAGAAACGACTTGTATGTTTCTAGTATTTAACAATATAGTTTGCAACCCTTGTATATTTTTTATCTCTCTTTCCATTACATGACTATAATAATTTGGGAGTAAAACTTTTATACCACCCTGTTGTGATCGAGTATGTCGTTTATATCTTTTGTTTGTGTGAGTTTTACTCATTATATATTTATGTTAATATTTTATATATTTATAACTGTGTGTAATATTTTTAATATTGTAATATTTTAATAGAAAAAAACAAAATGTCATTTTCTTCTTATCCAGGATACATATGTTCGAGTTGCTGGTTTCCATATTATACAGCCCCTAATACCGTAATAGGATGTAGGTCATGTGGTAAATTTCAAAGTGGTGCAAATGCCCCTCAGTATGATAATACTCAAACTGCTATTCCATATGTAGCGGATGTTCCTACTCAAAAACGAATCCAAAATACAGTTCGCATAGATGGTTCGGAATATATAATGAATAAGGGTGCATTAAATGTATACACGCAACCGGTTGCTACATATCAAAATGTAAATTGGAACCAAATGAGTGACCGCGCAGTCCCGGGCGTAGTTCATAGGAATGTGCCTTCTCATGGGTCATCTACGCGAAGTTCGATAACAAGAATGAGACCTGGTTCAATGTCGGCGGCTTCTACAAATGATCAAGGAAGTAAAGGTGTCGATATGAAACATGGTTCATATGACAGGTATTTAGCGAAACTGAAAGGGAAGAAGCCGTTGAGAACACAGTCGCAACTATCTACAGCAAATGTTGTTCCAAGACAAGGTAATAAGACAAGGATGTTTGGTATAGCGTATTCGGATTCGTGTGTATATACGAACTGTTGAAACAGAATATATTTGATTTTGGGCGATATAAAATAATATATTTTATTACTTTATATAACAGTATATAACAAAAAATGTCAGCAAGAATGTCAATGATCTTTAGTCAAAATGGGGGAGTGTCTAATAAAGTTGTGATGAGAAATGCACCTGTAGCGGCGCCGGTAGTTGCACCTGTAGCGGCAACAGCACGTAGTAGCAATCCGCCTCCAAAACCACGCTCTATACCTGTGGGTTTAATGGCCACGAATCGTTCTGCTCCTAAGGGGATAAGGCAGTTATTTAATTTAGGTGATATAATGGCTAATCCTGGAACACCTTGTAAGGCGTGTGGGGCATAAATACGCGAGTTAGTTATATATAATTAATATAGGTGTACTATTATATAAAAAAATAACATATAATTTTATATAATGGATAACTTTGATTTAAATATTAATAATTATAGTGTGAGTGAACTGGAGGAGTTATTAACACTAGGAAAGCAGTATAATCCTGAGGACATAAGGTATAAGAAGGATAGTATATGTATGAAAATTGTAAATGATGATACGATATCATTTGATATGAAATCGAAGTTAGAGAATTTTTTTGACAGGGCTTCTGTATTATTAAGGACGGTAAAGAATAAAAATGATAGTAGAAGTGCATCAAATGAAGTAGCTAGTAGTAGTTCTAATGATTTTAATAAAAGTTATGAAAATTTTACGGATTTGAAGATAAACATGATGAAAGGTGCAAATAATCTAGTAATACAGGACCCTACGGCGGCTCATAATATAAATGTAGATCATAAATTAACGATTGAGGGGAAAAATGTTGACTCTTATGGTACAAGCAGAGGAGTAATTAATCCCTTGTTAATGAATACGATTTTAAAGGCAGTAAATATAGATACACGTTTTAGAGAAAACTATTATTCTACTAAGAGTACCAATATAACAGTGACGCTGCCCTTTCGCTTAGAAAAAGTTATATCATACAGAATAGCAGGGATTACTTTACCATTAACGTATTATAATATATCACAGGCATATGGTAATAACATGATACAGATTAACATACTTAATAGGACTACAGGGGTTCAAACTTTTTCTTACAATTTAATATTGCCGGATGGTTGTTATAATACTACACAAAATGTTTCAATATATTCGTCATGTTTGGAGCAGGTAATAAACAACATGCTGACAAATGATCCCAATAGTCCTAATAATAATACTGCTTTATGTCCTAATCTGAATTTGAGGTATACGATAGATAGAACGAGTGGGCGAAGTATATTTGCTCAGGATGCGTTAGTTGCGGGAACGATACCATATAATTTTGAAATTGTAGCAAGTGTTGGTTATAATTTACAAAATAACACAGTAGAGGATGATTACAATCGTGTATTGATGCTGAGGTTGGGATGGGTGTTAGGTTTTAGAGTTGCGAAGTACTCAAGTTCTAATGTTATTGCGAGTCCTCCTACTACGTATGGTTCGATTGTTTCAGAGGGTATATGTTTTACCAAGTTTCCTTTGTATGGATTTTTGGCGATAGATGATTTTAATAAGAATTCGAATGACTATTATATGTCGGTTTTTTCTAACTCATTATCGGTTCCAAATATTATAGGTAAAGTGAATTTTACTCAGTTTGCGGAACTTGCTGGTGATTTTCAGGCGGCACAGGGCGAGTCTACGACGAACGCTATAAACAGAGAGAAGAGGTTTTTTGGTCCTGTTACTATTCAGAAACTTAAAATAACACTGTATGATGATTTGGGTCGTATATTAGACTTAAATAATATGGATTGGAGTTTAGAGCTTGCATTTGAGTGTGTATATAATATGTAGGTGGTAGTGATGTAAAATGAAATGTAAATAAATATTTATTATTTGTATTTGTATTTGTATTTGTATTTGTATTTGTATTTGTAAAGTATAAATAATAAATAATAAATAATAAATATATACATATATTATTGAATATGGATAGAAGAAGAGCATTTATTACACCTACAAAAAATTCGTTTGCTAGTGATTATATAAACAATAAAAGGTCAAAGGTAAAATTTGCAGGTACATCAAATTTAGCGAGCACTGTTTCTCAACAAGGAGGTGCGCTCCCGCTTAAGACACCATCTGGTGGTTTGAAGCCGTATCAAGGAACGTATGGTTTTTCATCTGCTACAGCAACACAAGGTGCTCCTCCTTCTGCATATTGTTTAAACCAGTCTCGTAGTTATAGAGACTTATTGGATATAACAAAGGGTAAATATTTACTAACTCCGCCAAATCCTAGTACAACGTGTATTCAAATTAATCAAGTTAATTATTCGCCTGAATTATTTTGCGGTACTTTATACCAGAAAGGCTATACGGGTGTTGCTGAAAGTATAGTATTTAATAATGGAGTAACGGGTCCTGCTGGTGCTACAGGTGTTGCGAACAGAATAATATACAACCCGGCAACGACTGCAAATCAGTGGATAAATGTAGACCCAAGTTTTAATTTATTGTATAGTGAGACGGGTTGTTTACACTCGAATAATATTTTAGAACAAGTTAATATTCGACAGAGCAATGACGCACAAAGAGAGGTTGATAGATTTCTGAATTTGGAGTTACTTAATGGGTTTAATTATCCTGCGAAATTTTTGCTTGACTATAACCCTAATGACTGTATAAATTCCAATAATAGTTTGCAGCCGGGTCCATATCCTACTTGCTCGCCTTGATATCAGTTAGTTCTTTTAATTTAAAGTGTGTGTATGTGTGTGTACGTATATGTATGTTATTTATTAAAATGATATAAATATATTTTTATGGTATAAAGATAAGTGTATGTATCGTATTTATATGCCGGTAGACATGGTATTGGCGATATCGCATAGTCGAATGAAGAGGGAGAGAAATCGAAGTAGGTTGGAAAGTAAAGTTAATAGTGAAACTAGAAAAAATATGGTAGACGATTTAGTATATGATAAACACGTTAGTAATGATTCGGTCATTGAAAAAAATAAACAGCAATCATGTTTAGAAATGTTTAGACTATGGTAGGTTATTAAAATGTTTTAACTATATTATATAATTAAAAATAGTTATATAATATATAAGTATTGTGATGGTTGGTTCGGGTGTAATACTGGTGGCTTTACATAATAGTGAAGTCTATTATTTATTTGGTAAGGAGGGTTCGATGGAGCGAGATAAGAATTGTCATTGGGGTGATTTTGGTGGAAGTCGTAAGCCTGGCGAGGATTTATTAGACACAACGACACGAGAAGGTGCGGAGGAGTTGAATGGTTTTTTTGGTTCAAAGGCTGATTTTGAGAAGTATATATTAAAGAATAAGATAGATGAGGTTGCGTATGATAAACGTTATACGTATTTGGTTAAGGCGGATTATGATGATAAGTTGCCCTATTATTTTAACAATAACTACAAGTTTATATGTGATTATTTGAAGGGGCATGTAGAGCATCCTACGAATGGATTGTTTGAAAAGAGTGAGATAAGGTGGTTTACGGTGAATGATTTAAAGCGAGAGAGGAATATATTTCGTGACTATTTTCGTAATATAATAGACATTATTATATACAATCACCCTAAGACGCTTTCGAAGCTGAAGCGTGCATGTCGCGGGGGCACAATGAAAGCTACAAGGGTGAAATTTTCAACATCTGACTTGATGAAGTGCGAGAGAATAAGAAAACATAAAAAACCTCATAAGACGCGAAGAAGGGCTAAGAAGGGGTATAAAAGTAATTTTTAATAGACGTAGAGTTGCGTATTTTGTAGTATAGTTGCGGTTTAAAATAATATATCTATATATTTTATAAAGTAACCTACGCTTATATGCGCCATCGTTTAGCTGCTAAAAAAGGTGGTATAGTACATAATAAAACTAAAAAACGACAACACAAATGGTCTCTAAAATATAAACGAAGCATTGATTGTAGTCATCCTAAGGGTTTTTCGCAACGGCAACATTGTAAGTATGGTCGAAAAAATATGACAAAGAAACGCTAGTTAATAGTTAATAATTATATACAATAATATGTATGTATTGTATATAGTAAGTATTTGGAACTGTGAAAATGGTTTGTCCAAATGATGACCCGTATTTTACGCGAACAATGTACAGAATGGGGTTATTAAAAAGGGGTATGTCTGCTAAAGAACTAGTAGAACGTCGGCGTTTTGTTTTTTATTTTATTTGTATAGTTGTTCGTGCTGCGCTAATTGTTTCGGTTTATTACTGGAGGAATGTGTTATTTGTTCAAGCGTTAGTTTTAGTAGGTGCACTGGTAGGTGTATTTAATTTATCAAGTAGAAGTGGTGGTACACAGTGGTGGTCAAAGAAGTTTCAGTTGATGATGTCGATTATAATAGTTGTATTGGTAGTTCTTGTATATTTTAGAAAAGTGGAGTCGTGGCTAGTACCGGCGGCGATGTTATTTAGTTTGTTGGGTGGTATATTGCAGTCATTTTTGGTGGGATTTTGTTGACGGGTGATGTTGTGAGATACGTAGTATGGGTTGGTGTAATAGTATGAGATGCAACAGATTGGTGAGATTTGATAAAATTGAAGAGATAAAAATAGATAATAGTAAACCAAAGAAAAAACGGAAATATTAAGTAAATAAACAAATACTTCATTGCAAAGATGGTTTTGTCAAGAGATACGAAATATTATGTATCGGGTATAGATATAATGACAACTAGATTTTCTGATTATGGTTTTAGGGAAAACAAAGAGTGGCGCGAAGAAAGAGGGATGAAAGGCTGCATATATGGTACGCCAAAGATGGTTTCATCAAATGTGGATGAAGGTGTACCGATGTTTGTAATAGAGATGAATAATAATAGGAATAGGATAGAGGGTATTGGGTTTATGATAAATCGTTCGTGTGAGGATAATTATAAGAGGAGAATACATAGTAGTGATAATTTAAATCGTTATATATATGAAGGTGTACATAGGTTGGACAAGGACAAGGTGACGGACGAGTATCATAAGAATGTGATATGGGTATTGGAGATGTTATTGTTTAAAGGTGCGAAACATTCAAAGAGAAGTATAGGTATTACGAGGTTACCAGATTGGTTGAAGTATAATAAGTTTGAGTATAATTTTGGGGAGGTACTATGGGAGATGTTCGTGAAGTATGTTGGTATAGAGAGACACGATAGGTGTGATAGGTGTGATGGGTATGAGAGATATGAGATGCGTGAGATTAATGAAAAATAGAGATAAAGAAAATAAGTATATAGAAATAAAAAATATATTGTAAATAATAATAATATATTTTTTTATAAGTATAAGTCTAGTATAAAATGTCAAGTGATAAAGATATTAAAAAAAAGTTAAAGGATGTAAATACGTATAGTATAGATGAGTTAAAGGAGTTATTGGGTTTATCTACTGAGCCTGATGCTTATACTTTAGATGATATAGAGAAGCATTTTTGGTTATTGAGGAATAAGTATCCGAAGTTAGAGAAGAATGGTTTTTTGGGGAAGGCGAAGGATAGAATATTGAAAGATTTGAATATGGATCCGGATGCGGCGCCGCGAACGAATGAGGAGCCGGAGGATATGAAACAGTGGTGGAGTAATCAGTATTTGCCGAATAGTAATCCTTTGCAGAGTTTGAAGGTTACGGATAGAAAAAACAAGGTTAACGTATTTGATGACAAGAATGGTTCTCATGAGACGATGAAGCGAGAGCAGTTAAGTGTATTAAACTCGCATCCTTTATTGATAGCGCAAGATTCGCTAAATCCGACATTGAAAAATATTAATCAGAGGTTGGTGGTGATAGATAGTCAGTATAGGCAAAATATTGCACCTTTTAGTGAGAATACGGCTGCTCCATCATCGTCTACTGATTTCACGTTGGATTTGTCGGATCCTTTGACGGATACGCTTTCATTGAAAATGTATTCTTATCAAATACCGTACTCGTGGTATGTAATAGATAAGAACATGGGTACATCATATTTTTGGGTAAAAAATCTGTCTTCAAATATTATATATTCGATATCGATAGATGATGGTAACTATACTAAGACGGAGTTAGTGACAGCGATACAGTATAAGTTAGATACACTTTTGAATACTGTTGCGCCATTTAGTACGAATAATTTAGATATATCATATAATCAGTTTAATGGTAAGTCGTGTTTTTTGTTTGACACGCAGGCTGGGACGCCAAATGTAGAAATAATTTTTTATGATACGGAAGAATACAATAGTTATTATGATAACGTTACGAGTGGTAATCCACTAGGTAACCAAACGGGTATTGGGTCGTCAACGATGAAGATAAATAATAATTTGGGATGGATATTGGGGTATAGGCCGGGAGATGATAAAATATTGCCGATAGTATTTTCTAGGTTTGTTAGAGCATCGGTTAACTTTAAAGTTCCTGCAACATCGTATCCGTATAGTTTATCGAATGGTATATTTTCTGATGGACCGATAGACACGTATGGTACGAGGTATTTGATAGTTGTATTGGACGATTTTAATCAAAATCATTTGAATAATGGGTTAGTTAATATAGTGGATACGGATACGACATTGAGTGTTCCGGATTATTTTTCTCCAGATTTGCCGAATGTGTGTGCTCCTGATCCGCAGTTGGGTGGTACGTTAGCGCCATTTTATGTGCAGTCGTTGCCGAGGAAGTTGACGCAAGCGCAGTTATATTCTATAAACCAGATATTAGATAATAGGAATACGACGTATAAGTATAGGACAGCCGGTCCTACAACGACGGATGTATTTGCGATAATACCTTTAAAAAAGCAGGGGTTTGATGCAGGGGATACGATAATAGAACTTGGTAGTGCTTTGATGTACAACACTAGAGTATATTTTGGTCCGGTAAATATATCTAGAATGAGGGTATCTTTGCAGGATGATAAAGGGAATACGTTAAATTTAAATGGTAGCGATTGGTCGATAACGATAATGGCGGAGACTTTGTATCAATATTGATGAAAATATTGCGAGAAGTGTTAGTTTTGAATTATTGATTTATGAGTTTGAATTAACGCAAATCTCACGCATCTGTAACGTCTCATGTTAAAAATAGGTAGCTATGGTGGTATATGAGTATGGGTGGAGGGAGGTTATTTGAGTAGAGATAAAATATTGTATAAAATATTGTATAATATAAGTATATAGTAAAAAGTAAAAAGTAATGAAGATTCCTATAAGATACTTGCCGAAGAGGCTTACGAGGAAGGATAAAAGTAAACAAGTAAGGATGTTAATGAAGTCGAGGAGGTTATATAAAAAAAATAAATATTATACTAGAAAGGAGGTACCGTCGTATAAAAGTAAGACATCTAGTCATATCGTAGATGCTCGTAAAATATATAAAATTTCGAATGTGAGGCCTAGTAAAGAGTTAGTGAGTAAGACGGGATGTACATTGTCTGCACTGAATAAGATAGTGAGTAAAGGAGAGGGTGCGTATTTTTCGTCAGGTTCTAGACCGAATCAGACGGCGCAGTCGTGGGGTATAGCTAGGCTAGCTAGTTCGATAACGGGTGGTAAATCTGCTGCGGTGGATTATAAAATAATAGAAGAGGGATGTAATCATAAAAAACGTGCATTTATTATGGCGAATCGTGCAAAAAAAATGTATAAATATGGTCATTCAAGTACGAAGAAAGTAAAAGTATGAAATAATAGTTATATTTTTTGTAACTATTAGTTCCGAATTATTGATTTATGGGATTGAATTAAAGCAAATCTCACCCATCTGTATCATCTCATGTGTTTAAGAGTCTTGTGAAGGAGGTGTTTGCGAGGAGTCGGTGGGGGCGAGAGTGGGTATATTTCCTTCTTTTTCGTCCAGTAGCATAATGGCCATAGCGGCGTAGTTGTGTAGGTCGATGAGAGTATCTCTAATTTTTTCATCATCAACGAGTGTTATACCGTTATTAGTAATAGAGAGAGAACGTTTTATTTTATCTTCGATGCGCATAAGTACACCTATTACTCCGAATGTAGCGAAAGCGTCACCGTAGTCTGTGTTCTTTCTCTTGAATAACTCAAGTGCGGTGGTTTGAACGGTAATCATTTGCTGTACGCGGTCGGTATTGGCCATTGTTATTTAGGAGTGGGGTGTTGTATGTGTTTTGCGTATAATATATTTATATGTTTAATACATTTCAATTTTATAAGTATTAAAATTGTAAAAAAAATATAATAAATATAGAAGAAGGCGTATGAATACTGGTGTGATAAAGGAGTTAACGAGTGTACTGGTGAAGAATATAGATGAGAGTAATATAAAAGAAAAGGAAATAGATTTGATAATAAGTGGTGGTGCTTTTAATGTGAGTTACTTGGTGGGTTGTTTATATTTTATATGTGAGATGCGTGAGAAGGGGTTAATTTGTATAAATAAAATATCGACATGTAGTGCTAGTTCTATAATGGGTTTATTGTTTGCGATAGATAAAGTGGATATATTTGTGGATAAGTTGTACGAGTTGTTGATAGATAGTTTTAAGAGAAACAGGAATGTAATATTTGACGAGGAGTCGTTATCTAGTATAATAAAAATAATAGAGGAGGAGTTGCCGGAAGATGTATTAGAGCAGATAAATAATAGGTTATACATAACGTATTATGATGTGATGGAATGTAGACAGATAGTAAAAAGTACATTTGAAGATGTGAGTGATATAATAAGAACGATAAGGAGGTCATGTTTTATTCCGTATATAACGATGGACAAGTTATTGGAGGATAATGGTTATATAGATGGTGGTACTCCGTATATATTCAATAAGGAGTATGGTAAGAATCGTTTATATATAAATTTGTGTGGTATGGACAAGATAATGGATTCAATAGTAATAAAGAGGGATAAGATAGTGATGCATCGTATATTGGGGGGTATAATAGATATACATAATTTTTTTTTCAAGTGTAAAAAGACGTCAATGTGTTGTTATGTGGAGGATTGGGGTATAGTAAGAATGGTAGAGTTTAAGATGTTAGAGTTTAGGTTATATACGATATGTGTCTGTATATATATAATAGTACTGGTAAATAACAGTATAATTGATAAACATTTTAAGGATAATAAAGTAATAAATTTTGTATGTAATGAATTGAGGGGTAGTTTAAGTAAATGTGTAGAGAATTATTGTGTATAAATAAAAATATATGAATATAGTAGTAATATGAATAACATATTAAGAATACTGATATCATTTGTGATAGGTTTAATAGGTGGTATAACTATGGTATATATAGGTGTTGGAACGTCATTAATGGTACCATTATTAATGTTTACGAATGTAATACCTGATTTTAGGACAGCTGTTGGTACGATATTTTTAACGAATTTTTCGCCGATATTGACAATTCCGACGTATAATTTTTATAAGAATGGTAATTTAGATCTATTGATAAGTGTAACTACTGGTGTAGGGTATTTTATTGGTAGTTACATAACATCGACGCATTATATAAATAGTGTAAGTAAGGAATTATTACATTTAATATTTGGTATATATTCGTTGGGTGTAGCGTATATATTTATAAAAAAATCAAAATACATATTTTAAAAAATTATATATTGTAATTACTCACAATATATAATAAAATATATTAAAGTGATAAGTTATTTATTTTGCTGAGGACTAACTAAGGTTTTTGTAAGTATCTTAGTTGGTTTTTGTTGCAGAGGTTGTTGAGCAGGTGGTTGAGAGGGTGGTTGAGAGGGTGGTTGCACAGGTTGTTGCAATTGAATATTTAAAGGAGGAACTGTTTCTAGTTGTTTACCACAAGAGCCTCTTTTATGACATGACAATGCGTGCTGATTTTTAGCAACATATCCACATTTTTCACAAAAACATTTAGAAGATAGAAAACCATATTTAGAAGACAATAGTTTATCAAGTATTGGGAGTTGAAGGTCTTCGATACTTTTTGTTATTTTTTGAGAAAATTCTTTAATCATTTTTAGTTGAATTAATTTTTGCTCTACAAATAGTTGATATTCATTATTAATATCATCTAGTGTATCTTTGCTTATAGAATAGTCATCAGTTGTTGTAATTTCATCTAATTTAGATTTAAAAGAGTCAATAATATCAATAGCGATTTTAATTATATCTTGGTCATAGTTTACATTATGGATATATAGTAAAACATTTCTATTATGTATATTTATTTCAAAATTGTTTTTAGTAACAATACCTCCTTATTGAGAAAGAAACAGTCCTGAACAATTTTGTGTATCTACATCATGAATAAATTTTTT